GCAGAATTTGGTGTGCTGTCCGTTGGGTTAGGAATATACTTAGGACGAACCTTAGTCTTTCTTAAATCAAGACCAACGATTGATACACCTCTGGGAACAATAACACCACCATTGATACTGTTAAATCTATAAAGATGGTTACCAGATTGTGTTAGATCAAAATTGGATTCTAATGAAAGATAAAAGTCTGCTGGAACAACTTCTGCCGCAGATGCATCAGAACGAATGACCTTTGCCGTTCCACCATCATTAAACATAGACCATCCTGGTCTATTATCAACAACGTGCTCACCAGGCATCAAGAGAATAGTGGTCTTCTCCGTCTCGTCGTTACTATTTCCTTTAATATATGAGAATCTTGCTGCCTCAATCAGTGCTCTCTGAATGGTTTTGAAGGGGCGAGCAAGAGAATTACCAGTATTGAGAATGCTATCTGTCGAATCTAAATCTGCTGGACTTACATAAAGAATTCGACCCTCAGTATTTTTGATAAAGTTTTCTAATTTGTTTAATGGCAATTTTCTATACCAAGACCTCTACTATGCTTTATTTATCCCATAAAATCTTCCTCATCATATTGATACTCCACATCTTCCTGCGGCATATCTTCTGGATTTTCTAGATCAACAGGGAATAGACAAGGATGTACTTCCTCATCTATTAAGTAGAAAGAACTACGATATAAGTCTTCTGGTTCAAAAGATGTTTCTTTATTGGCAAGATCTATCAGGTCTTTATCAAGTAAATGACCATCTGGCAACTCATCAAACGTAAAGGGGAGTTGATTTATAAAGTACATCTTCACTATCATACTGCCATTATCATACCAACAGTAGGCAGTGTCGATTCTATAAGACATAGATCCCTAGTTTAGATCTATTTATTTTATAGCGGTGATGGGATTCGAACCCATACTGTCGAAATTTTAAGTTTCGTGCCTGCTGCCAGTTGGGCTACACCGCCAATGAGACCATAATAACTCAAAGAGTCTGAATGGTCAAGTAGTTCTTGGCAAATAGTATTTTGAAATAAACCTATTAACTTGGGTTCTTGAAACCCCCCAGTCATTAGCAATTTTAGTTCTTATTCCCCATTTTGTCAAGTCAACTTCATTAAGATATTCTATTCTTTTTTCATATTCATCTTTAAATGTATCCATATATTCATCCCAACTTCTTCCATATCTTTTTCTTTTTTTCTTTTTCTTTTTAACTTTTCCCTTTACCCAACCATCAGGTAATATATTGGTTTTCAGTATTCTTTTATTTTGTATTCCATCATTAATCCACATAGATTGAGACATATATTTTCCTGCCTTTTTACCTCCTCTTGAAGAAGCTTCTTTCTTTTCTTCTATCGAAAGGGAAAATAAACCAATTTTGTTTTCATAGCATTTCTTACCTCCAATACTACAAGTTTCTTTTATTATTTCTTCTTTTGATATTTGAGATGCTAATCCTCTATAAGCAACATAATCTTCTTTGTTTCTCCACAATCTCCAATTACAATAATGAAACATAGTATGGCAAGTTCTAGAAACAGTGACCATATTACTAAACTCATCTGTTCCACCCATATATCTTGGAATAATATGGTGCTTATCTATCAAGCCTTCTTTTTTACAACTCATACTTATAATAGGACGGTTCTATTTATTTATATGAGTTTTATTAAAAATGCCCGTTGTCGGTTACGATCCGACCTTCTATCTGTTATGAGCAGATCGCCTTCACCAGAGGGCCAAACGGGCAAGATAGTGTAGATGACAGGGGTTTGATACCTGCAATTCTCTCCGAAGAGGCGTGTTTCCTTACATCACATCTACACTAATAGGAGTACTGGGGATTGAACCCAGACTAAGCCCTTATAAGGAGCCCGCTCTAACCATTAAGCTATACTCCCTTGATGAACTTACTGAGCTTCGTTATTGTTCTCATTGTATATTCGATACAGTTCATCATCTGCTGGTATCATAACTGCTGCTTTGCCATCTTCTCCAATAATACCAATGTGCTCTCCATTTTCTACACGTTCTAGGAGAGCATCAAAGTTTTCTTCCCACTCTTTCAAAGTAAATACTTCCATAGTTGGTTTATTTATCAGTACTCCTCACCTTGAACTGCGAGGTCGGCATACTCGATTTGGTCTTCGTCAAGGTTAGCAGTCACAACTTCAAGAACATTCATAAACTCTTGAACGGTGTCGCACTGAACCATCTTTTCATTGCCTTCGTCGCTCAGCAGAAGGAAGGAGCGAGTGCAGACATCAATGACGATACCGAGAACAGATTCTTGTGCGGTGCCCATGGGGTGTTCCGTTGATTACCTTAGTATTATAGGGCATCTGGGGTCAGGTGTCAAGGGGTCCGTCCCAACTGACAGTCTCCTCGTTCCACTCATAATTGGTTGCAGTGACTCCAACATCCAACGTTGTTAATAGATTTGGTGGTGGAATTGGTGGTTCCCAACTACATGTTTCTTCGTTTAATACCCATGAGTTGTATGGTTTTGGTGGAATAAAAGCATCTCTATCTTCATCATAAGTTCCACCTATTGAAGCATAATTCCATCTAAAAGGTATTCCACCAAAATCATGTTGACCACAGTGGGTATTGTAACTTGTCCTTTTACATTTAAGTCCACTATTTTGTTCGTATATTTTTTCCCAGTCAGCCTCATCACACTCGTCGCATCCAACAATTACTTTTACTACTACGTTATTCTCATCTAAAAGTGCATAATGTGCCATATCTAAGCAAATTCTAATGTAAACGAACCGATTCCACCAGTTACATTGTATATATTGTACCCAGAAACGGCAGTGTTTGGTGTTGGTACAAATGATGAAACAGAAGACTGCCCATTAACTGTCATGCCAGCACTAAATCTCGCTTGATAGAATTGAGCAACTCTGAATATAACAATTCCAGATCCTCCGTTACCAGCTTGCCTTAGACCATTTCCAAGTTGTGAGTTTCCTGGTCTACCACCAGCACAAATGTTTCCTGTTCCTCCACCGCCACCTCCGGTGTTTGTGGTTCCATGACTCCATGCCTTTGATGATCCGCAGTAATTATTATATCCACCATCTCCACCTCCACCTATACCACCATCTCCTCCATAAGTTCCGCCACCACCAGCATAATATGTGGAAATACCAGTAATGTCTGATGGTAATCCATCACCACCATCAGAACTACCCGAATCAGTTCCGCCAGTACACCCCAAAGAAGATCCGCCAGCACCGCCGCCTCCACGACCTTGACTACTGGCAGCGGTGTCTCCATCATGACCTTGATTCACTGTTCCACAACCACGGCCACCACCTCCGGGTCTTCCTCCACCTGATCCTCCAGAATAACTGGTTGATCCATAGTATCCAGCACCACCTCCACCAAGAGATGTTATCGGTCCGAGAACAGAATTATTTCCAGTTTCCCCGTGAGAATAATCTCCATTACTTCCATCTCCTCCGCCACCCACCTCAACAGTGTAAGTTACCCCAACTTCTAATGATAGTGCCGACTCTGGTTCACTATTTCTACCAGAAGTTTGTGCCACACCAGCACTTGCACGGAAACCTCCGGCACCACCGCCACCGCCAGATGGATCGTACCCTACATTATTTGCTCCGCCACCACCGCCGCCAGCGACAACAAGAAATTCTACTGATGGTGTATTAGAAACATAAAAATGTTGCCATTCTCCCTCTGTTTTTCTCCAACCAGCACAAACTTTTTTCCACGTTTCTTCGTGCTTTACATGAATGTCACATATTTCTTTCCATTCATCATCATTTTTATAATATGAAGTGCAAGTCATAATATCAAATTAGCAAAGAGTATACCAAATATCGCCATCGTTTCCAACATCACTACTGGTTGGCGTAGATCCAACACCAACACCAATATAGTTAGTCGTTGTAGAACCATCCGCCATTAAAGTTTGATTGGATTGTCCACTAGTTAAAGTTTGGGATAATGTAGTGATATTGCTAGGAATTGCTGTACCACCACTTCCTCCACCAGAAACAGCAAATCCTTGACTATTCCCTTGACCATTTGCACCAAGTCCAGCAGCACCTGCGGCACCACCAGCTGCTCCTGCGATTCCTGCCGCTGCTGCTGCCAGACCACCGAGAGCACCACCAGCAAAGATGCTCATAAAGTTACTGGTTCCTAGAATGTCGCCAAGACTTCCACCCTTTGCATTGGCATCTACATTTTTACCATTAAGGGTAATGTCTTTTGTTCCATTCTCATCAGAAAATCCTATTCTGATAGAAGGTGCCTGTATAACAATCTCAACATCTGCCTCAAGAGTTATTGTTTCTGCACTAACTTTAAAAGAACCAGGATCAGACTTAAATTCAAATCCTTTATTATGTCCTATGAATACAATATCGGGATCTGCACATTCTGATTTTGCACCAGATTCAACTACTAGACAACCATCGGTCATCATTTTTGATCTGCCACATTCTGTATGTGCTAAAATCAAATTCTGTTTGGCATCATTTGTTGATTGTAGACAAAAAGACGTTTTTCCAGCCATATTTGGAAGCTGGTTGCCAGTCTCAAAAACTAACTTTGGACCAAATATCTTTTGTTGTCTTGCTGGATCATATGCCATATTACTTTCTAACTAACACAATCAATAACTTGAACAATTTCTGTCTGTGGAGTAACCACGGTCATAATAGGTCTAAGAACAGCACCAAAACCTGTATCTGTATCAATATTTAGGTCTGGCAATCCATTGTATCCATATCCAGGTTTGACACGAACGCTAACAACTCTTCCATCTCTAATAGTTAAATCAAATCCTTCCAAAGTATCATCTTCCTGATAATCTTCACCAGGATCATCAATTATAACATCACTAACATAAAGAACATCTTCATCAACATCTGCTGGATAATTTGCACCACTTGTGATAATCGCAACAGATGTAATCTGACCATATGTTGGCGAACTTGGATTTTGATCTATCACTGCACGACCATAAGCACCATATCCCATATTGCAACTATCACCAAAACTTACAAATGGTGCCTCTGCATATCCTTGTCCAGGATTTGTCATTTCAACGCCAACAATACTCGCAGTCTTTTTGACCGAACCTACTATATCTTCTGTGTCTAATTTATCTACAAACTTACCAAGAATAACTTTACCTGCCGCACCGAATCCATCACCACCAAAGAAATCAACGGTTGGTGCGCCACACTTGGTTATATTTCCAAACTCGCAAGGTGATGCACTAGAAGTTTCGCTGAGCGGTGCGCCAAAGATCTCCCACTTTCCATATTGCTTTTCAAAATCATTCACCAAATTTCCTGCACCTTGAGAAAGTGCGGCACCACTGAATGCCTTATCAAATAAACTCTTATCTTCGCCCTTTCCTTTCAGCATTCCTCCATCAATCTTATACTTGACAGATGCTGGGCAGATCTTTTCTTCATCACACTTAAACAAGTTTTGGATTTTTCTCAGCATATTGATTCCACCCAAAACAAAGTCTTTTACATTAAACTTAAAGAATGCTCCCATTAATCCTTCAATAGGACCAAGAAGTGGTTTTACCGCAGAGTCAATTAATCCAGTAAGTTTAGTTGTAAAGGCACCCATCATCTGATCAACAACACAGGCACCAGCATTCAATACATTCTTCACTGCACCAGTCAGCAAGTCCTTGAATATATCCTTTGATGCCTTGATGATTTTTGTTACGAGACAATCAAGTCCATCTAAAAGAGTTTTTGCTAGTCCGACAAGAGGTGATTGAATACCAAATATTGACGTTAATCCGAATCCATCTGCCAATAATGATGATGTCCATGCATCAAGGGCTTTGGAAATTGCCTTTGTTATTCCGTCAGTTACTCCACCAATAACTTTGGTTATGAACTTTCTAGAGGCATTACTTAGGAGTCTTACCGTTTTATTAATATCATTCGTTAAGTTTGATACGGCACTACCAACTTTTGTAACCTTATCAAAGAAATTACCAAGATGTGCCTCCATTTTTGCGAATGTATTATCGTTACAAGGATCCGCAAAAATAAGAATTTGTCCAGAAGTTGTTGATTCGGCTCTACAATCCATGAATTAGTGTCCTCCGTGCTGATATTTATCCCTCTAATGTGAAAGTTGTTCCATCAACTTCTTCACCAGCAAGAAGTCTTTGTGCCGCTGCACTTTCCTCTGCTTCTTCTCTTGCATTACGTTGCTCGCGGGTTTCTACTTCCTCCGTAGAAACTGTATTGGAAGCAGAACCTGGATCCTCTTTTACTGTTCCTGTCTGCTGCTCTTTCAGAATCTCTGCCTGCTCTTCTGCTGTCAATCCACTATTTTTCGGTGCTGGTGATTCTGCCACCTTTGCTTCGCCATCAGGATCAACGCCTGCTGCTTTGAGTGCTTCTTTAGGAGTTTCTCTTTTTTTAGTTTTATCATCTCCTGGTTTTGGTTGTGCTGGGCAAGGAGGATTCACCAGATCTTGTGCAACTTGCCTACCTAAAAGATTTCCTGGTTTCAGATTGCCACCAAATCCATCCTTAGCCTCAAATCTACCCTTACCATACCTTGTTTTTGCTGTGAGAGGATATAATCCCTTTATTTCTGGTTGTTGTCTTGCAGATCCATCTAGGAATGTGCCTCTAACAACGGTTCCTTTAGGTATAGAAATACTTTCTCCTATATTTCCTCCACCATTTCCTGCAGTAACTGGCAATAAGACCTGTGCATATTGTATGTCATCATCTTTAACAACACTCGTATCTGTTGGATGATGTCCCATTATGGCGACTTTAAGTTTAACTCCAACTTCGGATTTTTGAGACTCATCATCCAGTACAACACCAACCCACTCATCGGTATTAGAACCAAAATGTTTTATGCCATCAGTATTTCTAGATTCCATTGCTGTTTTGCTTTAATAGGGAGGTTTAATTACGTTTTCCACGTCTCGCATCTAATCTTTTCTGCCATGATGATCTCGTATCAGTTGTTGCAAATTTTTCTGGTTCTTTTGCTGGTGGTTTTGGTTTGGGTGATGGTTTTGCAGAAGACTTTGGTGCAGAAACTGCTGGTGCAGAAGGAGATTTGGTGAAGTGTAATCCATAAGAATCACGAATCAAATTCATAGATGTGGTTGATTTGTTTGGTTCAAAATGATGATGGACTGCCTGAATTATATAGTTTCCACTCTGAGATTGATCTGGTCCTTGTTCTTTATCTTGAGATTTAGATTCAACTTCCAATCTAATCAAGTGCCCAGCCTCAAGATCAACGTTACAAGGGACAGTTGCAGAATAAACCTGAGAAAATAAAAGATTGTATCTAGTGCTTCCAGCAGCATAATAAAGTTCTGGACTGTTATTTACATCACCAGAATCTGTACCAACATCAAAGATTGCAGACTGAATTCTATGATATCTCTTCCCATTTTTTCCTCCAAATAAAAATGGAGGTGGATCATCCTTTTTACCTAATGTTGAAAACTTTGGATCCTGCGATAATTTTTTATCTTCTACACTAATATCAATTTCCGTAAATACGCATGTTGTGGGATTAAAGAATACATTTTTTGAAGAGAAAACTCCACAACTAACTTGCGATAAAAGATCTTGATGACGAGTTGTGGTAAATGATGATACTTTATAATTATTACTATCATCTTTAAGTTCCGCCGTGGCAATCGGTTGTCCTGTATACGTGTAAGTTCTTTCAAAAGGATCTTGAGTGATCATAGTATCTGCGGATATAAAATTAAATCCGCTCTTGGTTTCATAGCAAAAATATCCTGGGTTAGAAACATTGGCTGGAATAGTTCTAATGCAGAGCATTGCGATCAAATCCACGGGTTTCTTATTCATTCCTAAAAATGAATATGAATTACTAGAAGGATCTATGTTTATTTTATCGTCCTGAAAAGATAGTTCTTCCTTAAGTATTTTCCTGACAGAATCACTTATCTTTCCTCTAAAACTTTTAACTACTTTATTTGTCGTATTTAAATAAGCAGTTCTTGATGCAAACCTAACACTAAGAGTTTCTGATGTAGAATCTACTGTCAGAATACGCACATCCAGTACGTATAGTTTTTTATATTCATCATCTTCCGAAGAAAAATCTAATTCTTCACCAATCTCGTTCTTAATTTTTACAAGAACAGTACATCCAGGACGAAGAGGTAATGAACTTCCTAGAGTACCAGATCTATTTTGAGTATCATCTTTTGATTTTGCCGTACCAGACGTGCTAGAAACAACAAAAGTTCCAGTAATAAATGGAGATAGGATATTCTCGTAGTAATCAAAACTTATGACTCTAAATTGAGCTTCTGCAATGTCAGCACGATTACTACCATCTTTTGATATTATTATAAATTTTTCGTATATAGAACTTTGTGCCGCTGCCATTTATATTAACTCGTGGATTGGGTTTACTTTCGGAAAAAATGACTTCTTTTGCTTACTACTATTTACCATAGAAATAGCAGGATTTGATTTAGGTCTAGGTTTTCTTACTATCTCTTCAACTTCAATTGGCATATAAACGACTCTATAATCAGAACCATTATTTACAACACCGAGTCCGCCACCCTTACCACTTCCACCTTTGATACTTGCCCCACCAAAAGGTGCCGTTGATGGATATTTTGATAGTGGATCAAATCTACTTAATACGGCATCCTTAGACATACCAGTATCACCTACCCTATTCGCAACTTCCCAGTGAAGGTGAGGACCACTAGATGTTCCAGTGTTTCCCATCTCACCAAGTTTTGTTCCTTTCTTCACTTGTTGTCCAGGACTTACCATTGCCTGTCCTCTCATGTGAGCATAGAAATGTTCGGTTCCAAAACTATCAGTCCATGCCACATAGTTTCCATATCCACCATCCCAACCAGTTGCATTTACTGTACCATCGGTAAATGCAATTAATGGAGTTCCTTCTGGACCACCAATATCAACACCCATGTGCATTCCAGGAGATATTGCCAATCCTCTCATACCAAATCCAGATGTAACACTGACACTACCAGAGAAGTCACCAGCTTCCATTACTAATCCACCAGTCCATTTAGGTCCTTGTCCTCCACTAGGATATCCTCCACCAGGACTTCCTCCACCACCAAAGAATGAACCTTTCTTCATATCCTTAAAAACTTTCTGGAATGCATCGGCATTTTTTTGATGCTCTTTTAGCATCTTACTCTGAGAGGAAGCAATGGTAGGATACATTCTGAATGGGTTGAGTTTGCCCATTTCATTTGGCGATACACCTCTTCTTACATGAGGTTGTTGATTTGGTTGGGTGGTTTTTGTTACTTCACCACCCTTATTTCTTGGTTGAGGTTGTAACTGTGGAGCACCACCAGTTTGAGTTGGTGTCGGAGTTACTGGTGTTGGTGACTCACTTGGAGGTTCGGGCATATCAACATCATCTTCTACATCACCACCAGGGGTTTCAGATAATTCTCTTTCTAGATTCTCAGATGTTATTTCCTTATCAAGTCCTTTTAATGTATCATCAGCAGCACCAAGTTCTTTCTTTGCCTCCGAAGGAGAGAAGATAGATGCAATATTATCATAGATGAACTTGAATCCACCAGCAATTACACCGAAGGTTTTTATTGCACCATCCCATATTGGTTTTACAAAGTCATAAACCTTCTTCATCCCTTCCATGATTTCTGGAAGTTTTGTAACCACAAATCCGATTAGGATAGAACCAAGAAATCCTAATACCTTATCAAGGAAACTCGTTGCCACTCCTTTTATAGTGCCAAAAACCTGACTGACAACAGGTATTCTTGGCATCTCAATTTTCTTTTCTGCCGCTTCTTGCTTTTCTTGTTGTAATTCTTTTCTCTTGAGAGCACTGTTTGTTGCACGAATCTTTCCAAGTTTCTTATCAGAATTGATAAGAACACTCTTTATGTTTGTGACATTTAACTTTAGTTGTTCTGCTTGCTTTTCCATATTATATCACCACTATCTTCTTGACTTCATATGGAATGATAATAGTTTTTTTCTTCTTTCCCATTGATTGCAGTTCTTTTACTTCTCTGCTCACCAATCTTGTAGTTCTTACTGAACTAAAGTCATAACGATCTTTACCGCCCATGCCACCTTCGGCACCTATCCACTTTCTCCAGTTCTGATCTGGATTTGCTGGTGGTGGATCATATCTACCAACTTGATTTCCATAGTGGAAGAAGTTTCCTCTATTATCAAACTTAATATCACCATCACCCATGTATTGATACATTGTTGTTCCCTTAAATGCATCTCTTCCGTTCAACTTAGTCAGTGCATCGACAATCTTACCTTGGTTGTTTTTTAAATCATCTGCAAGTGCTTGACTATAGTATGCTTTACCAGTATATACTGCCTCAAATTGTCCTGCCTGTCTTCCCACTGCCGCAATACTATTAGGCCATCTAGGGTTGGCAACTCTGTTTAATACACATGCAGCAACACCATACTTATCATCACCAGGTCCAGCTTCTGCACTGACAATGTATGCAAGTTCCTGCCAATCTGCATCAGTGAGTCCTTTCAATCCACCCTTTGGAACAAGAGTTGTTGTAGGTCCAGTAGGAGCTCCTGGTCCAGGAGGAGCATCACCAGAACCAGGTCCACGGAGAACAAGTGCTCCAGATTTCATTAGTTTCTCAAAATCACTTATGTTCTTTCTGAAATACAAGAGATTATTCGTAAATCTATCGGCAACTTTTGGATAATTTTTTAAACTATTAACCTTTACGATGGTACTTTCATCATACTTCCAGGGTTCCTGGTTTGGTTGAGTCGTTTTTGTAATTGAACCACCCTTGTTTCTTTTTTGGAAAGGAATCACTGGCAGTTTAACAGGACCAGAAGAAACTGGTGCCGCTGGTGATACTGGTGCTGGAGCAGAAGTTGAACCAGAAGTATCTTTCTGTGCCGCAGGTGTTACAACTGGTTCTTCTGGAACATCATTAACATCTAGTTCCCCATCAAGTTTGTCAATTTCCTTCTTCATGCTTTCTATCTTTGTGCCTTCTTTTAATGGATTGAAGATACTGAATGCTTTTTGGAATCCACCAACTATAAATCCTGCACCCTTGATAATAACCTTTATGGTGCTCGCAACTCCATCCCATATTGGTTTTACAAAGTTATAAACCTTCTTTCCAGTCTCTATGATTTCTGGGAGTTTTGTGACAATAAAACCGAGCAATACATATCCAGCAAAGTTCAGAATCTTGTCAAAGAAACTCGTGGCAATTCCTTTTATTTTGCCAACTACACCACCAATTATTCCAGAACCAGAAATCTTAACGGACTCTATGTTCTTTTCTGCTGCTGCTTTCTTTTCTTTCTGTGCCTCTGTTCTTACAATACTACTTTTTTGAGAACTGATTTTTTTGAGTTTTGCATTGGAATTGATAAGAACACTCTTAATGTTCGTGACATTTAGTTTTAGTTGTTCTACCTGATTCTCCATTTATCACACCCCAAATATGCCCAACTGCATCTTCATGAACTCAATATAGGTGTTTTCAGAATCTTCTGCATCAAAAGTAGGAATAGACGAACCACCTGCTGCTGGTGCCATTGCTGCCTGTGAAGGTGGAAGATTAGAACCAGATTTCTGCATTGGAAGCATGATAGTTTCTGGTCCACTATCTTCTTCTTTCTTCAGAGAAGAAGATGTATCTCTACCAGTTGGTTTGATAGTATTTGCCGCTGCTGGTGCTTTTGATTCTGTCGGTGGTGAAATATTAGCACCGCCACCAGTGTTTCTTGGTTTTGGTTTATTTTTCTCTAATAGTTCTTTTAATGTTTTTTCAAATTCAACATTGGTTTTCTTAAATAACTTATTGTTCTCTTCCTGTTCTCTCAGAGCAAATACCATTCCTCCATAAAGAGAACCTTTGTCTCTGATAATATCATCTACAAAAGGACCGAACTTACTTGCCTTACTTTGTTCTCTTGGGACAACTTTTTCACCAACAGTCAATAATGCAGGGACACTATCTCTATCACCAACATTTCTTCCAGTGACTGTTCCGCCACTATTCATTCCCTTTGCTTCTTCTACATTAGGATCTTTACCCTTGTTTCCGAAGAATAAATCATAAAGTTTTCTACCAGCAAAGTCACCAGCAAAACCACCAATAAAGGTTCCAAGAGGTCCGCCAAGGAATGTTCCAACAGCACCAAGCAAACCAGCACCAATAGCACCAAATGCTGCTCTTCCAGGATCTTCACCGAGAGCAACTGATAGAGCAAAATCTAGCAGTGCTCCGACAAATGGTATTCTTTTCAGTATAGGTCTTGCAAACTTAAGTATGGATTTTTGCAGTGTCTTTGAACCAGGACCCATGCCCAGTGATTTTATAATGTCTCTAGAAAACTTCTTGACACTAACCTCAACACCTTGGAGTGCCTTATTGATTATTCCTTTCTGTCTTGTTATAACTTCTACGTTTTCTCTTACTGCACCGCCTGCTACATTAAATTTTCCAGGAACAACTCTTGATTGAACCTCCCTACCTATAGTTAATCTACCTCTTCTTTGTCCCGCCGCATTTCGGAATATTCCACCTCTTGTTCTTCCACCACTAGTTGAAGGTTTTCCACCACGTCCAGTCGCAAATCTTGCAACTCCACGAAGTGCTCTGTATAATCTTACAATCTTATAGACAACTCTACCAACCAGAACACCACCGATTATACCAAGAATCCATTTCCAATTATCTTGTACAAATTTAAATGTACCTTCAATCTTATCTCTATTATTAAGTAACCAAGGTATTGCTTTTTCAGCAACAAATCCAGTTACTACGGCACTTAAGAATCCAAGTATCTTATCAAAGATGCTCTTTGCTGGTGCCAGAACTTTATCGGCAACTCCACCTATCGCACTGGCAACTTTCTTTACGCCCTCGGCACCCTTCTCCGCATCTATTCTTTTCTTCTTATCTGCCGCCGCTCTTATCTTCTTAGTTTCTTCATCCTCTTTTGCGATTCTATATGCAAAATCGACAGAGAGTTGCTTTTGAATCTCTACAAGAATATTATTTGTTTCTACCAGTGTCTGCTCAAGAGGCGTTCCCTCTTTCTTCAGATACTTAGGATCTACACTAGCACCACGATAAATGCTTCCATAACCCATTCCCGCAGGAACTTTCATGGTTTTGGAAGCACTTACTGCCTTAGTGGTTCCACGAAAAACTGAAGAGGAAACAGTAGTCTTCCCCAATTTAGGTCTTGATGTTAACGATGGTGCCCTAAATGCCTGACTACTAAATGCCATTCTTTTGCTGATACTTCAGGTTTTCTTCCTCAATGTATTGTTGGAGAAGAGTTACATAAATGTCTCTTTCCCAAGGTATCATATTTTCCAACTCTGTTAATGAGTATTTATGATGCTGCATCAATGCAAAATTAGTCTTATAGTAGTTCTCCAGGTTTTCATGCGCCATCGCTAGCTGAAAAAACTTGCCAGTCCCTCCAGGAGAACACTATTCTTGACTTTTGTATTTGGATTGGTTACTTCAATCGTGTGTGTCAGTTTAGGCATTGTCTCAAAGAAGACTTCAATATCCTTAAACTGCTTGGTGTTCATCTGTTCGACGAACTCTCTCAATTCCTTCTTGGTGCAGTCAGAAGCACTCCAAGACTCTTCTTCGGTGAAGACGGTTCCAATACAAGAGATAATAACATCAAGTGACTTATCAACATCACTTTGAGTCGTATTGGTTTCGAAGTTGCTCTCGACGAACTGATTCAGTGATGGATACTTCATTTCAACTGAGAGATTATCATCAAGTTGAATAATGTTTGAGTGCTTAGGATTCTTTTGAACTTTGATACTGTCAATGTCAATTTCTACTTTGACTTGTGTTTCTCCATCATCAGGACAGGTAATATTAACCTCAACACTTTCACCGACAGACTTTGCTCTAACATTAAGGAACAGATACTCAATGTCAAAGGTAGATAAATCACTGACTTTGATTCCTCTTGTCAGAACACAATCGGTAAGAACAGTTTTGATTGCATCTGTAATCTGTTTCATGTCTTCAGATTCCAGTGCCATAATAAGGATTTTTTCTTCTCTTACAAGGAAAGGGCGATACTTAATTTTCTTTCCATTGGAAGGCAGTTCCAACTCATAGGTTGGAGTATTGATTTTTGGTAAAGGCATACTAACCCATTATAAGTTCAGTTGTGATTATTTATTATGCCTACTGGAGAGGTCCTATGAATTGAGAGGCACTTTTTATTTTACCAGAACGTCCAGCTTCATATAACTCATTCAATGTTTGCTGTGAATTTAATCCTTTCGCAGTGGGTGCTCCCAAGAATCTATCACTTTTTGGTGCTGGTTTTGCCTGTGTCTCTGGGTTGAGTGGTTCTGGAACATCTTTTGATGATTTAGATGCACGTCCCACTACATACCTATCATAAGCAAAAGTAACAGTGACTTTAACTAAATCAGCTGCTCCGTATGAAACAGGAATTGCAGTCATTCCTTTTGGAAATGCATTGATAAAATCATACTGAAGATAAGTTCCACTACGTTTGAAATCTCTCTCAAATTTTACAATAGACAGTGTATCTACTTTGTATCCTGTTTCTCCATTAGGATAATTAAATCTGCGATAAAATCCCTTATGACTTTCTTTGTCTGAACCTGGAATATTCATATCATTTATTCTATTTGCACCAGAAATATAATCCATCCATCCTTCAAAGAATTTTATCATATTGTAGTTGTAGTCAACATAAAAAGTAAAATCACTATCAATATACAATCTCGTATGAGCAAACTGTTGATTGATTCCCTGAAAATTATCTTTTACCTCTGATGTTGCAAAAGAACTCGTCGGAAGAGTTGCATCCGCACATAACAATCCAACATTTCTACTAATCCAATCACCCTTTACATCATAAATGTTTTCTAAATGTTCGGTTATTCCTTTCGGTATTCCAGAAATGTTTACCTGATATTGATTGGATAGAGCTGGTTTTACAAGATCAGATCTGTTAAGGGCACTAATCTTATATCCTTGAATAACTGATTTTGCCACTCTAAATACCTTATACGAGTCTTACATTATTAAGTATTTAGATGTCAAAGAGGAAATATCTACAAGGTAAATATAAACCATCAAATCCAGAGAAGTATAGAGGAGATGTTTGCAATATAATTTATAGAAGTAGTTGGGAAAGAAAATTTCTCTACTATTGTGATATGAATAAAAATATTATAGAATATTCTAGTGAGGAGGTTGTTATTCCCTACAGATCACCAGTAGATAATAAATACCACAGATACTTTGTTGATTTCTACATCAAATACAAAGACAGAAACGGAAAAATAAAAAAAGCACTAATTGAAATCAAACCATATAAACAGTGTATAGAACCCAAAGTCCAAAAAAGAAAGACAAAGGGTTATATCTATGAAGTCGTTGAGTATGCCAAAAACCAGGCAAAATGGGAAGCGGCAAGAGAATGGTGTTTAGATCGTGGTTATGAGTTTAAAGTTCTTACAGAAAACGAACTCTTCTAACAAATGCCAAGAAAAACTCTCAAAGAAAGAAGAGAACGATACCCAACAGACGATAATGAAAATCGTGTGCGTGGGGTTATTCGCAATTTTATAGGAACTGAAAGTCCTGATGATATTATGGAAGCACTTATCAGTGTTCTGAGTGAAAGTGGAAAAATTCCAAGTGCTGGTAAGGCATATACTTTCTTTTATACTGCGAAGACAAATGGGATAAGATATGATGAGTTTCCACTAGTCATTGTAAAACAAGTTTATCCTTGGGGATTTGTGGGACACAATTATCACTGGGGAAAAAGTCAAAGACAGAATACAAGATATTATAACTATGATCAGATCAATGGTGAATTATATGAATTATATCCGGAAGAGATGTCTGATGTGGTAGAACTCAATTATCGCAATATTCTTTCTAAATAGTTACATTGCTTCCAAAAGTTAAGGTTCGGAGAATAATAAAATGTCCTTATGGGATTTAGTAACTGGCACGCATAGAGATAGAACTAGAGAAATATACAGAAGAGATGAAACAACTGGTCAAAAAATAAAAGTAAATCAGAAATTTAATAAGGACAAAAATGTCTGGGAAGTTGTAAAAGAAGAACCAATAAAAGGTGATTATGGATATGATGGTTTTGAAAAAAGAACCAAACCTAAAAATGCCCCAGATAATAAACCTAATAAACCAGGAGGAGGATCAACACCACCATCAAAACCAGCTCCCAAACCTACACCACCTCCACCACCAAAAGCACAGGCAAAGGCAGATTTTAATGGTCCTCTAAGATATCCAAGAGAAGCAATACCAGAAGGGCAAGATTATATAAGGTTTAATATTCACACATACAAAAGAGGTGGAGTTATAACCAGAGATGATAAAACCTTGGCAGATAAATTGCTTGGAACAATAATACTTCCAATTCCTTCTCAGATTAGTGACAGCAACGTCGCTAATTTTGGTTCAGGAAATATGAACTTTGCAGAAGAGAAAATATTTGGAGCAGCAGAATCAGGAATAAGTGGAGATCTCATGGGAATGGCAACACAGGCATTAGATTTGGCTGGACAAGTTGCTAGTTCTGAACTCGTAAAAAAATACTTCGCATCTCAGGCAACACAATCGCTAGGAAGTAATATATCATTGGAGCAAATTCTTGCCAGAACGACAGGTTCTATTATCAATCCAAACATGGAACTTCTGTTTTCTGGACCTGGACTGAGGCAATTTAAGTTCTCTTTCAAATTCACGCCAAGAGATGAGAAAGAATCCTTAGAAGTCAAAAAAATTATCAAAGCTTTTAAGAGAAACATGGCACCTCAAGGTTCAGGTGATAGATTCTTAAAGACGCCAAATATTTTCCAAATCAATTATATGCAAGGAAAAGGAGTGCATCCTTACTTAAATAAGTTTAAGTTGTGTGCTCTTACAAATATGAGTGTCAATTATACTGGTGATGGAGTTCATGCCACTTATTGGGACGGAACACCAATCTCCATGCAAATGGACTTGTCATTCAGCGAACTGACACCAATTTACAATGAGGACTATAATGAAATTGAGAATTTTGGAGACGGACACGAGGGAGTAGGATACTAAAATGGGATACTTCAGAGAACTACCAGACCTAGAATATCAATCATTCCTTTCAGATAGTATTTCTTCTGGAAGTTACGTAACTGTCAAAAACTTATTCAGAAGAAACAAACTCCGTGATGATTTATCAAATGTCTTCACCATCTTCAACAAATACGAAATCCCAGAAGGTTCCAGACCAGATCTCGTAGCAGAAGAGTTTTATGGTAATCCTGAGTTAGATTGGGTTGTTCTGATGACTGCTGGCATTCTCAACGTAAGAGACGAATGGCCATTGTCCAACTACCATCTCTATAAGTATGCCGATGAAAAATATGGTCTTTCAGAATTGAATGGAGTTCATCACTATGAAACCAAAGAAGTCAAGGATTCAAATGGCAGATTGATACTTCCAAAAGAAAAGGTTGTTGATTCTACCTTTACGATTCCAGACCCTGCTGATTACACTGCTACTTTAAATCCAGTGAGACCAGTAACAAACTGGGAATATGAAGTCAGAGAGAACAATAAGAAGTCTTCTATCTATCTACTGAGAAGAGAATATCTGCAACAGTTCCTGAATGATATGAGAGAGATTATGACCTATGAACTTTCCTCTCAATATGTGACAGAGAACTTAGTGAGAACTGAGAACACCAGGGTCACTATCCCACAGTAGTTTTAGTTTCTTATCAAAGACCATCACATACCTGTGTTTACGGGAGCGTTCTTTCCATTCTCCATCGCACCCTTTAACAGAACCTCGGGAATGCTTGGTGCCATCCGCAAAGTAGAAATCTTTCTTTGGTTCTGATAGACCGCAATACCTAAAGTTACAAGCCCGATAAATTGTACCGCTATGATAGTCGCTATCAGCGTATGAGATGATTGCTTTGACTTCTGTTTCTTTTCTAAGTCTCTTAATCGCCTTTGAAACGAACCAAGAAGTGATATTATACTCTCCCTGCTGAGTATCGGGGTGGATACAGAGCCTTGAGAGTTCGAAGAGTCCTTGTTGCTCATTTCTTTCTAGTCCAAATGCACCTTTTGCAATTTCTGGAACAGGAAGACCAGTGAAGATACAAACTCCCTGTATACCTCCAATATTTAGAGGTGAAAAGTCATTTTTCTTGTATAGACCGTAATTATAACCAGATTTGAAACCTTTTGAAATATCCTTAAGATAATGATACCGCAGAAGTAAATCTGCGGCATCGGACTTAGTTACACGGTCTATTGTGTAATCAGACTTCACTCTTCGGCAAGACGTGCGAAGTAGGACATGGCATCGTCGTCCTCATCTTCATCAACAGAAGAAGAACGAGTCGGTTGCAGAGAACTCAGTTCATCACGGAGATCTTCGGTAAGTTCGCGGGCAGAACCACGGGTGTTCTCTTCCTCTTCATACTCATCAGGATCTTGCAGACGAGGAGTGCCCTTGTTACCAAGCACATAGTCAAGACGCTTCTTCAGGTCATCATAGGTCTTGAACTGATCACCTGCAACGAGTTCGGCAAGAGAATACTCTTTTTTCCAGATTGCCTCCATGGCATCATCATCGTCCAGAAGTGCATCAGGACGTGCGAACTCAGAAGAGTCGTAGTTGCGATAACCAGCGACGTTCTTTGCCTTCAGTTTGAAGTTGGCACCACCCCAGAAGTCAAAGGGATCAATTGCTTCCTCATCTTCAAACTCAGGTTGCATAGCAGCGGTGAGTTTATCGAAGATCTTCTTACCGAACTTGTACAGGAACACCTTACCTTCGTTGGCAGGATTAGCAGGGTCCTTGACCACATAGATGTTAGCAATGTAGGTCAGTTTGCGTTTCTGCTTACGTGCGGCATCCTTACCAGCATCAGTGCCGTTGTTCCACAGCATCGTATTGTACTCGGACACAGGATCTTTTTGACCCAGAGTGGTCAGAGAGTTCTCGATGTACCAACCACCAGGACCTTGGAAGGCGTGACTGTACAGTTTCACGAACGGAAGGTCTTCACCTTCGGGAGCAGGCAGGAAACGAATGACGGCATAACCATTACCGCCTTTGTCTACTTCCAGTTTCCACAGGCGCTCATCGCTGCTGGAACCGCCATTGTTATTCATTTTTTCGACTTCCTTGACCAGTTTTGCGGTCAGGTTGCCCAGTTTGGATTGTTTTTTAAGATTTTGGAAGCTCATTTGGATTACCTCGGATTAGTTTGGATTCGGGGGATTTACTCGGATAGTATAGCAAGGATTTCCTCAGTCGTCAAGATAGTTCTTGAGGGATTCAATTGTCTCGTTCATACTGTCGAATAAAACTTGCATGTCAGTGTCTGGTGGAAAACCCATCAGTGCCACCGATTTGCGAAGATTCTCTTTCATTTCAACCGCTTCTGGGTCGTCTGAAAGAGATAACCTAGTATACATGATCCTTTGCTTTTCTAGCAAGGTTTGTAACTTTTCGACGTGTTCTCTTTTGGTCTCATTATCCATTCCACCAAAGGTCAGGATACTACCATAGATTTCTTCCTGAAGATTATTAATCTCAGTCAGTTCATCTTGGATAATATCAGATTTAAAAAAGTCACTCATCGATTATAGACCGCAAGATTTTCTTGTATTGAAAGACATCAATATTTAGGAATGGAGAATACTTCTTCAATTTCAAACTGACGGATTCCCACACCGGATCATCTAACTTCTTATCAAAGTTTTTTGAGAAATGGAATACTTTGTCGAAGATTGTTAAGGTTTCTAGCGATACGCTCCCGCTTAGAAACTTTTTGAGTATTAGTGGATGACCTTTCGAACAGTCGAAAACACTCTCTAATTCGTTCTCCGATAACAATTCGTTGCTTTGCTCTTTGAATAAGTATGTCAAACTCTGTTGGCGTCTCATCCACTCGGAATAGTTTCTTTCGCCAGAATTGATAATCTCCCCTATCCATACGTTTTGTGGGTTATCGGTGGCAGTGAAATTAGATACTAGAAAATCTACAACTTCTTTATCAGAATACTTGCGACTTGTCTTCTCGAACCAGTATTTGTCCTTTCTTTTGTTGAAAGAAGTAATGCTGGCACGGGTCTTTGCACCATACTTAAAGAAATCGTATTTCGGGTTTGTAAAATGATTCTTTAATGACAGATAATGTTGGTAGGTTTCAAAGGGACTCACTTTCAGCATCGACTAATTCAAGATCTTCAATACAATCAACAGAAACTTCGTGCTCGGCAATACGATACCAATGTTTCATAATCCCTAAAACATCTTCATATTCACCAAGATACTCAATGTCATCACACTTGTTCTCACGCAACCATGCTTGTAGGCGATGGTGCATGAGGTCATCACGGGAAATCATAGTGGAAGTTTTGCCCTAGAAGTTCGCTTCATAAAGTTGAGACGAGTTGCATCCCACTTCAGTCGCTCCTTCAGGGGTTTAGAGATCAGTTTCACAACTGATTCTACCTCAAGATTGTTGATCTCGCAATAGTGACAGATGGCATCAATATAATTGATATTTTCTTCTGCAACAATTTTCTCAATCTCCAGAGCAAATCTGGATGGTGTTAAGAATTTGTTTTCTATTGCTTGTTCTAGTTCTTTATTCTGTTCCATAGAGTTCCAGTTTATCTCTAACAAACTTTCTAATGTATTGGGTGAGTAGTTTGATGTACTTTGATTTGTCTCGTTCTTCATAGACAACGCATTCTCCATTTTCACAAGCCATGATAATTACAAGTTTTTTGACTGAGATGCCAGTCAGTTCGTACAGCATACAACCATATGCCATGCACTGTACAAAATAGTGATCGATCCACTCTCGTGGTTTGGGTTTTTTAGAAGTCTTAAAATCGATTATTGCTAGTTCGCCATCATATTCGGCAATACAATCAACGGTTCCAGCAATGCCCAGTTGCTTACTATATAGGGAACCTTCTAAGGCGTAAATATTATTTATACGATTCAGGTCTGATTTTGAGATTTTGAAGAGAAAATCAGAAATCGGTTGTACCTTAGGTAGTTCCTCGTTTTTAAGGTGATGTTCTACAAGAGTGTGCATGTCCGTACCACGACTTGTTGCCGCCTTTGTGATACGGTCTGCCTCTTCATTACCAACTCTTTTTCGCCAGTTAACAAAGATCTCCTTATTAAAATGACTGGTCACCGAAGTAATCGAGACCAGTCGAAGAAGTTCTTCTTCATCTGGAACTTTATAATACCTTACCCCATC